ATCATTTTCCCCAAAAGCTTTAGGTTATTATTTACAAGTACAATTTAAAAAAATAAATACTAGCAAAAGTTTAGAAATTGAATGTAAAAAATATTTAAGAAATCAAAAATGGAATCAAGGAATGAGCGCATATACAAATGGTTATTAAACAGCATAACAAACAAATAGCAATATAAAATAATGAAAAACGAACAACAAATAAACTCTTTAAGAGAAAACTACAATAAGTTAGTTTCTAAAAGGTCAATGACTAGCAAGACTAAAAAAATACAATGGGAAAATAAAAGAAGATTTACAAGTATTTAAAAGATTGATTAATCAATTTATTTCAATTATGGATAATAGAAAAAACAACGGAGGAAAAAGAGAAGGAGCTGGTAGAAAGCCTAAAGCTCAAGAGCAACAACTAATAGAAAGATTAGATAGAATAATAGATGAGGATGAAGTATTACAAGTTCTTAAACAACTTATTAAAGATGGAGATTTAAGAGCAGTACAACTATATCTAAACTATCGTAGAGGAAAGCCTAAAGATACTATGGATTTAAATACTTCAGGAGAAGGAATAGGAATCAACTTTAAAGACTTAATAACTGCTATTAAGAAAAATGATTAATGACAAGTTCTTAATTTGGGATGAAGTAGATACCAGATATTTTATATTTACTGGTGGTAGAGGTTCAGGTAAATCTTTTGGAGTTGCTACTAGCCTACTGCTTTTAATAATGACAGAGTCTGGACATAATGTCTTATTCACTAGATACACTTTACGTTCAGCAAACATTTCTATAATTCCAGAATTTAAAGAGAAGATTGAAATGCTCGGCTATGAAAATAACTTTTATACAACTAAAGATGAGATTGTAAGTAAAGCCACAGGAAGTAAGATATTATTTAGAGGAATCAAAACATCATCAGGAGATCAAACAGCAAATCTAAAATCATTACAAGGTATTACAACATGGGTAATGGATGAAGCTGAAGAATTAGTAGATGAAGATATATTTGATAAGATAGATTTATCGGTAAGACAAAAAGGAAGAGATAATAGAATAATACTTATACTAAACCCTACTACTAAAGAGCATTGGATATATGAAAGGTTTTTTGAAAGCAAAGGAATACAAGCTGGTATCAATGTTAAAACTAAAGATGTCTGCTATGTACATACAACTTACAAAGACAATTTAAAAAACCTATCTGAAAGTTATTTAAATAGAATAGCAGAGATTAAAAAGCACAGACCAGAAAAGTATAAACATCAAATGTTAGGAGGATGGTTAGATAAAGCAGAGGGAGTAATATTTAACAATTGGAAAATAGGAGAGTTTAGAGAAGTAGCCACATCAGTATATGGGCAAGATTTTGGTTTTAGTAATGATCCTACAACCTTAGTACAAACGAGCATAGACAAAGCAAATAAAATTATATATGTTAAAGAATGTATTCATCAAACACATTTAACCACTTCACAAATAGCACATCTTAATCAAAGGTTTGCTGGAGATAGTTTAATAGTAGCTGATTCGGCAGAACCAAGACTTATAAGCGAACTATCGAGAGATTGTAATATAGTTCCAGCAATCAAAGGTCAAGGCTCAATAACTTTTGGAATAAGTCTATTACAAGACTTTGGCTTGGTAATTGATTCTAATAGTTTAAATCTAGTAAAGGAACTAAATAACTATTGTTGGCTTGAGAAGAAATCAAGAACTCCAATAGATAAATTTAATCATTTACTAGATGCGCTTAGATATAGTATTTCTTACCAACTTCAGAATCCTAATCAAGGGCAGTATCACATTTATTAATCTAATAAATAACAAATGAAAAAATTACTAATATTATTACTATTAATTAGTTCTTGTGCAACTCATAAAACTGAATATACATTTGTTAAAGTATTAGGAGTAACTCCTACTGGAGATACAATATTAATTGATGTGAATTCATTAAGACCGAAAATATATAACAATTACTATAGACATTACGACAACAACTTATTAAGACCATACTTTTATAATCCTCCTGTTATTATAAGACCACCTAATACAAATAGCAACAGACCAGTTGTTATGCCACCAACCTCAAACCCTCCTTTATCAAAGCCATCAAAAGTTTTTGTAAAAGATAACTAATACTTCACGACCACGCTTTTTAAATATCTCTTACTTATAGTATGAGTCATAAAAAGAATTACACTACCAAAGAAAGATTTAAAATAATTGAAAACGTATCTGCTCAACTATTTGTAGCTATAGAAAAACTATCTCTAAGGGTAGATGCTATTGATGAGTTCTTAACTAAAGCAACTAAAGATTTTAAAGAAGATGGCAAAGAAGGATGATGATTTTAAAATCCTTTCTAATCTATATGAAAGAAAATATTTGAGTGAAGATGAAACTTTGGTTTTAGCTGAAGGCTTTGATGATGCTATAATTGGAATCACTACATGCTTTCCTAAAAAGGTAGTTTACAACTATTGGGAATGCATTAACATACTACTAAAGATTGGGGATGAAGAAACACAATTAGACTTTGATAACTCTATGATTTATTTAGATGAATACATAAAAGAGATAAGCACAATAAAAGACTTTGCTCCAATATTTATTAAAATGATATGAATTGGATTACTAAAATATATAAACATCATAAAGAATGGGTTGCTATGGTAGTATCGCTAGGAGGAGGTATGTATAGTGAGGATATAGTTTCAGAAGCTTATATAAAACTAAATAAGTATAACTGTGAACATAAGATAATTAGAAAAGGAAAAGTTAGCAAAGGCTATATGTATTTTGTTCTTAGATCAATATTTATAAACTACATAAAAGCCAAGAATAAAATTAGAACTGTACAAATAGAGAAATTTTTTAAAGACTCTGACTTTATGGAAATTAAAAATGTAGAGAAGTTTACTACAACAGATACTATTACAAAGGAGATTGCATTTGGTAGATTATGCAACAAAATGGATTTAGTTATTAATGGTTGGCATTGGTACGATAAAAAGATATTTGAGCTTTATAGAGATACTCCATTAAGCATAAGAGGTATGGCAAGGGAAACAGAAATAAGCTCTGTCAATATATTCCATACTCTAAAAAAAGGTAAAAATATTATAAATCAGAAATTTGCAGAAGATTATGAAGATTTCAAAAATGGAGATTTCGATTTGATATAGATTTTGTTTTGTTTTGTTTTAGTAAGAAAGGAGCTGTGTTATACAACATGGCTCTTTTTTTGTTTTATAAAAAACACTTTATGCAATTAGAAGTTTCTATACCAAGCACACTAAAGGAAGTCAAGCTAAAAAACTATCAAGAATTCTTACTTATAGAGAATCCAAGTAATGATGATTTACTTAAATGCATCCTCAACATAAACACAAAAGAGCTAGGTAAGATTAAAGACAAAGATATAGATTACTTAATCAACCACATTAATAAACTGTTTGAACAAGAACATAAGTTTATACCTACGTTTAATGTAAATGGTGTTGCTTATGGTTTTATACCAAACCTTGATGAAATTACCTATGGAGAAAATAAAGACGTTACAAGCTATATAAATGAATGGGGTAATATGCATAAAGCAATGGCTGTATTATTCAGACCACTTAAACAAAAGCAAGGACATAAGTATCTAATAGAAGAATACGAAGGAAGCCACAAGTATAGCGAGGTAATGAAAGAGATGCCATTGAGTGTTGTATTAGGTGCTATGGTTTTTTTTTACAATTTAACCAACGAATTGCTGAACTATATACCGAACTATTTGGAGAAAGAACTAGTGAAGGAACAGACGATAGGTCAAATTTCTCAAGAAAATGGGGAAGCTATTCAGAACTATATACACTTGCTCAAGGGGACATTACAAGATTTAAAGAAGTTGCAAGACTTCCGTTACACCAGTGTTTAATGTACTTGGCATTTGAAAAAGAAAAAGCAGAATTAGAAACAAGAATGATAAAACGTAAATCACAATAATATGCAAGGATTTTATAATCTATCCGAAAAGATAAGACAAACACTACAATTAGATGACTTTGTAAATACAGTTACCTATGGAGACATATACGATGTAGACTTAAACAAACAGACTATATTTCCATTATCACACTTTATGGTAAATAGTGCAACTATGCAAGGTAACGTATGGAGCTTTAACATATCTCTATTATGTATGGATGTAGTAGATGATAATAAAGACTTTGCAGAGGGAATACCACAAGAGTTTAGAGGAAACAACAACGAGCAAGATGTATTCAATACACAACTAGCAGTAGCAAATAGATTACTAGAGTTATTATTAAGAGGAGACTTATATGTAGACAAATACCAATTAAACGGAGACCCTACATTAGAACCTTTTGTAGATAGATTTGAAAACAAGTTAGCTGGATGGACAGTTACGTTTGATGTGTTAATACCTAATGATATGACTATATGTTAAAGAACTTGCAAACAGAGTTACAATCTTTTGGTAAGTATGTAGTACAACAATCAAGGTCTAATCTTACAAAACAAAAACACAATGTAAGTAAAGACTTGTACAATAGTATTCATTACAAATTAGAAGAAAAGAATGGAAACTTTGATTTAGCTTTTATAATGGATGAGTACGGAACATTTTTAGATAAAGGTGTTAAAGGTTCTAATCCAAGTTTAGTTAAAGGTGGTAAACAAAAAGGAGGTAACAGTCCTTATAGTTTTAGGAATAAAAGACCACCTATGCAACCTATAGCTGATTGGGCTAAAAAAAGAAACATAAGATTAAGAGATAAAGAAGGAAAGTTTAAAAAGGGTAATTATAGAACAATAGGATTCATATTACAAAGAAACATATTTGCACAAGGTATAAAACCTAGTATGTTTTTTACTAAACCATTTTTAGCAGCCTTTGATAGGTATCCAGAATTATTAAGTAAAGCATTTGCAAAAGACATAATAGACATATTTAAAAACAACAACAATGAGTAAAATTAACGTAAGAAGTCCTTACTTCATAAATATACAAGAAACAAATTTAGTTAGTGCTAAAATAGAGATAATAATATATAAAGGAGCAGCAAATACAACTTGGGGGTTTAATCCACAATACACATTAGTTTCAACAGCTATAAATGAATCAGTAACATTTGAGATTGCAGAGTTAATAAAAGACTATATACCAGCAGCATTTAACGGAGTATATCCAAATGATTTAGATGCTACAGAAGATTATACTACAATGTATGTAGATTATAGGATTACAAAAACTTTAACTACTGGTGTTCCAGTAGCAGAAATTACTTTTGGGGTTAGAGCTTTTTATGGTTATGGATATTTTGAAGAAGGCGCAAACCCTCAACTATTACAAGGCTACTTACAATCAAACACAACAATACTAAAGCTACACGATGCTCCTATAAGAATACCAGTAGATAATGAAAACACAAACTCTGTTGCATTTTTATATCAAGGACAACAAGTGTATTCTTGGCTTCCTTCTACTGGTCTTAAAATACAAGACCAAGTAGTTTATGTAAGTAATGGTGTTAATGGTGCAGATAGCTTTGAAGAAAGAGTAGAACTAGATGGAGGTACATTTGAAGATAATGCTTGTATTGATCAATTTGAAGATGACTTTGAGTTATTTCCAGTTGATGAGGTTTTAGTTAGTGGTATTGAGGGATTAACTATAATTAAAATAGACAACATAGACGAATGCAAATACACACCTTATAAACTAACATTTATAAATAAGTTTGGAGCATATCAAGATATTTGGATGTTTAAGAATTCTAAACTTGCAATGACTACTGAAAAAGACAAATACAAATCTAACATACTAAACAACGGAACATACGAAACATATAACGCACAAGTTAGGTTACTATCTAAAAACGCAAACCAAAGACTAACGTTAAATAGTGGTTATTATCCAGAAAGCAATAACGAAATATTTAGACAACTATTTTTAAGTGATAAAGTATGGATAGAATACAAAGAAAAAACACTAGCTGTAAATATTGAGAATAACAATATAGACTACAAAACAAGTCTTACTGATAGTTTAATAAACTACACAATAGATGTAAGCTTTGCATTTGATACCATAAACAACATAAGATAAATGAATTTAGAATTATATATAGATAATACAAGAGTTGATTTATTTAAAGATGAAGCAATTACTCTTACAGATACACAACAAAACATTCGTGATATTGCTTTGGTGTTTACTCCTTTTAGTCAGCAGTTTAATTTACCAGCATCCTCTACTAACAATAAGATATTTAAACACTACTACAACAATGACATTGTAAATGGTTATGATGCTAGGTTTAGAGTAGATGCTATTATAAAACTTGATGGAGCAGATTTTAAAGTAGGTAAGATAAGATTAGATTCTGTATCTATGAAAGACAACAAAGCACACGCTTATAAGGTAGTGTTCTTTGGCAATACTTCAAGTCTTAAAGATATATTCGGAGATGAAACATTAAGTGCTTTAAATCCTTTAAATGCTTATGACATAAAATATAATAATAGTGATGTTTTAAATGCTTTTAAAGATGGTTTACAAAGTACTGGTGTAAAAGCTACTTCTACTGCAAACAGAAATATTACTTTACCTTTAATCACTTTACAAAACTATTATAGTTATGATTCTACAAACACAATAACTACGCCTAACCTACATAATATAAATTGGAATCTATTACAAAGAGAATTAAAACCAGCAATAAAATGCAAACGCATTATAGAAGCAATACAAACTCAATACAATATAGAGTTTAATATGGCAGATGAAACTGGTATAACAAGTTTTTTTGATAGTGATGTATTTGATGAATTATATTTATGGTTGCATAGAGAGAAAACACCTATAACAAACCCAGAAACTACTGTTCCTTTATTTGGTATTGATTTACAACAAAGGTCAAGAAAATTAACTTTTGCAGATTTTACATTTGTTTCTGGAACTGATTTTTTAAGTGGAGGTAATTTAGTAGTAAGTGATGAGTATAATTATTCTATAAGATTAGTTTTAGATAGTAATGCTGGAGTTGAGCTAGAAATTATATCAATAGATAAACTTACAAACGAATTGTTGGATTATCAAACAAGAATAACACCAGCTAGTAATTATAATGTAACGTTAAGAGATTTAGATAGTGGTACTTTGTCATCGAGAACTTATGATATAGAGTTTAGATTTAATACTCCAACTGTAGGAGTATTTGATGCAGAAACAATGCTTATAACACGAACACTAAAAGATGGTACACCAGTAGATTCTGGTAACTATTCTTATAATGCTTTTAATTTAGAGCAAAATATATTTATACAAGACTATATACCTAATATGAAAGTGCTTGACTTTATGACTACACTTTTTAAGATGTTTAATCTAACTGCTTATACTAAAAGAGGTTCAAGTAAAATATATGTAGAAACATTTGATGACTTTATGTCTACTGGCAATACACACGATATTTCTAAATACATAGTTGTAGATTCTAACACAATAGACAGACCAATTCCATATTCAAGAATAAACTTTAATTATTCTCCATCTGTTACGCAAACATCTTTAAGATACTTAAATCAGTTTAGCCAACAGTTTGGAAATCTTAACTATTCAGCACCAGAAAAATATGATGGTCAAAGCTATGATATACAAGTAGATGGACAACGTAGCCAATTAATAAACATAATTGATGAGAACGATGATTTGACTGGGGTTGTTTATGGTTGGTGGGTAGATGCAGAAAGTAAAACT